GCTCCAAATATCATAAAATCACCCGCGTCATTTGTTTTTGCAGTAAATTTATAATATTTTTCATAAACATAACTTAAAGATGAATCTTTCAATACATCTTCTCTATCAGGAAATGTTCCTGTTGGTACGTGTCCTGTATATGATGCCACATATGGTAATAAATTATACCGATACCCATCTTCATTTTGAGTATTTAAATTTCTATAAGGATATATTCTTGATATTACAGGGTTGTTAGAGTCCTCATCAGTTAGAGGAATAAAAACTGAGACTTTTGCGTTAGGGACACCAAAACCATTATTAGCATAAACTCTACCACATAAAACTCCATAGTTTGAAGTTGGTCTATTGTAAACTTGTTGTTGAGTTAATTTTAAAGATAAAATTTCTAAAAAATCAAAATCTTGTTCTAACTTGGCTTCTATTCTTGTGTCAACACCTATCTTTGTCCTAATTCTAAAATTTTTACCCATATTTCAATAAATAGTTTTATTACTATTTTATTAAAATATTCAAATTAGGAAATGTTTACCGAAGTTAAATTCTTTGTTCTGACAACAATGTCTTTGGAAGGGAATCTTATTTGATATATTTGAGTAGGTTCCGCGTAAAGAGTTTCCTCATTTAACTGTATCTTTTTACTTGTTGCGTCAGAATAACTCATTGATGTTTCAGATGATGAGTATTGACCTCCAACTTTATTAAAGACTGATATATCGGCGACTGAAATTACTCCATTTTCAGATTGTAAAATTCTTCTTAATTCTGATATGTATATTGTTTCACCCATTTCAATTTGAGATGGACTGAAGAAATCAGTTACTTTGTTAATAATACTACTAACTACCGCCCCTTGACTTTGAGTTGAATTAAGTACAACTGAGATATCAATTGATAGGTCTATTACATCCGCAGTTTGAACTGAAATATAATCATTTATCATTCTATAGTTTGATAAGTAATTAGCAATGTTTGATATCAAAGTATTTGATACAACATTAGTTAACGCTCCGTTAGTGTCGTATGATAGCAACTTAACAACAATTTTATTATCTTGTTCAAATACCGCAACTTTTGCAGGCGCTCCGTATTGTGAAGGCATTGTTCTTAGGATAGATTGGTAATCATTGATTGTTACCGCTCTCTTTTGTGACGCAAAATTGTACCCAACATAATTTCTAACTTCTTCTAAACTTGGTCTATCCGCCCCTCCAATCGCAGCGGTCACATTATTACACTGTAATGATTGTTGTACGTTCTGATTAACACTTTGTGAAGGTCCATTCACAAAAAATGAAACAGTACCAATTTGATTAATTACGTTCACACCTAAATTTGTTGCCAATCCACCACCAATTCTATATTGAATGAATAAAGTTGAGTTTGGTTTAAGTGTTGAACCTAATGAAAAATTATTTTGATACTTTGACAAATCTAACTGTATTCCGTTTCTCGCAAAATCCCTTAACTGTTCATCAGCAGAAGTGTTTCCCCCACCAAAAGTTAATTTCATAAATCCTTCGGGAGTGTATTCAGTTATAAATCTTGTATTTGTCTGAATATACTTACCAACTTTAAGACCGGGTTGGTCCGCAGGTTTTGAAGGGTCGGGTACAAAAACTCTATCCTCAGCCAAAGCATAAACTTCATACCATCTATCACTGGTTCCTAAAAATTCTTGGGCGGTAGGTACGTTAGAATAACTAGCACCATCTTTTAGTAAAACACTTGTAACACCTAAAACATTTTTTTCAGGTAAAAATATCTCCAAAAATGGTTTAGCATCACTACCTGATATCGTTCTTTTGAAAACTTTTGTAATACCGTTTACAACTGTCTCTCTCTTAACAATTGTATAATTTATTAAATTATTATTTGCGTCAAAATTTGGAATTTTAACTCTATTCGGATACCCTTCAGCATTTAATGGTGACGTAAAATCAACATCATTAACGTTTTCAAAAATTTGTCCCGCTCCAATTACTTGACTACCAGCTCTTAGAACTCCACAATATCTTAAATCTTCAGCATCTCCCAAAGCAGGTACTGTGATTGAAAAATCAACAACCGCAACAGATGGTCTTAACCCGGGAATTTTTAATCCATAGGTTCTTGCAATATTGTAAATTGAACTTTTTTGTTGAGCGTATTGTAAAACAGTTTCTTGTATACTTCTATCTATATGAAATTGTAAATTGTCCGTAACGGCAGCGTTTAAATCTAATAAAACTGAAAAAACAGAAGCGTCGTTTACGTTCTGTATTAAATCAGGATAATAAGTTTGAACAAAAGTTACCAATTCTTGTCTTATTGATTGGAAATCTCTTGTTGTGTATGAAATCTTTTTTTCTGCCATTTTCTTATAGGTTAATTATTACAAAATCCTTACTTTTAAAAGCGTCATTTGTTATTGTGTAGTCAACTCTTATTTTTGCGGTATAGTCAGGTACTGACTGAGTTCCCGCATCAACAGTTCTTAAAACATTTTGATTATTTGTTACAACATCATTACCTTCTTCAGTTTCAGTTGATGTTATAGTAATCCCATTAATTATTAAATTAGGAATATATTTTTCAACTGAGTCTCTAATCTCCGCCTCAATGTCTGTAAATGTTGGACCATCTAATGGTTCAAAAATATATTCGTAAAGTCTTGTTCCAAAGTCAGGTAAAAAATATCTACTACCCTTTCTTGATAATAGTAAATGGATAAGATTACTTCTAACTTCCTCATCGGCAGTATCAGATAAATCTAAATACTTACCATTTAACGAATCTTTAAACGGGAAATTTATACCGTATGTTCTTCCATCTGCCATATGATATAAATATAATGTTGTGTTTTTTTCAGTAAATCCTTATATAAATAAAAAATCCCGACCTAGCTCGGGATAACACATCGGATTTTGTTAAGAAGAACATCCAAAACAATCAAAGTCACTATTCTCAGGTTTTGGAGGTAAATTCATATAACTGTAATCTACCTTTGGTGGTTCAGGTGTTGGTTTTGGCTTATTCATTTTTGAAATGTCAACCGCCAAGTGTTTTGCTCCTGTTGAGATTGCCTTTGTTCTAACATAGTAACAAAGTGTTTTCAATCCCTTTTCCCATCCATAGAAATGTGATGATGAAATCTTTGACAATGTTGGGTTACCCATATAAATGTTCATTGATTGTGATTGGTCAATAAACGGAGCTCTGTCAGCTGCCATTTCAATCAATGCCTTTTGTGAGATTTCCCAAATTGTCTTATACTTGTTAATTAAATGTTCAATTCTTTTAACCTTTGAATTATATCTTTTATCTTCTAAATCAAGGTAATTGTTAAAATTAATATTTTGAATTGACCCTTCATTCATAATGATTTCATTCTTCAAATCTTCAGACCAAATTCCAATCTTTTCAAAGTCGTTAATCAAGTATTTGTTAACAATCATAATCTCACCGCCAACTACACGTCTGTTAAAGATTGCTGAGTGAGCAGGTTCTGTCATTTCATATGAACCTGTAATCTTAGCCGAAGAAGCCACAGGCATTTGAGCCGTGAATAATGAATTACAAACCCCGTATTTACTAACATTCTCTTTAAGAGTTCCCCAAGGCCATCTTCCTGATAACTCATCTTCTTTCAATCCCCACATATCAAATTGGAATACTCCTTTTGACATTGGTGAGCCTTCAAAGTGAACGTATGGTTCATACTTACCATCCATACATAATCTGTTACTTTCAGTGATTGCCGCGAAATAAATTGTTTCAAAAATCTCTTTATTCAATTTACGAGCTTCTTCAGATGTAAAGATGTAATCCATCAAATAGAATACATCTGCAAGTCCTTGTGTTCCGATAGCAATTGCTCTTTGTTCCAATCCACCCTTACGTCCCTTTTCAGTTGAGTAATTATTGATGTTAACAACTTTATTTAACGCTCTTACAACTTTACGAGTTTCTTCATACAATCCCTGAAAATCAAACTCACCATCTTTTACATAGTTCTTTAACACCATAGATGAAAGAGTACAGATTGCCGTTGTATTCTCGTCAGTGTATTGGTAAATCTCATTACAAAGATTTGATTGTTTGATTACACCAATGTTCTGATGATTTGTCTTTTTGTTAGCGTTGTCTTTAGAACAAAGATATGGAACACCAGTTTCAATTTGAGATTCAATAATCTTATTCCAAATTTCTTGGGCCTTAACTTTCTTACCTAATCCTAACTCAACTGCCTTGTCGTAATTTGACTCATATTCATCACCATAAGATTCTTGTAACGGTTTGATACCCGCTTTAACAATATCATTAGGACAGAATAAATACCAATCGTCATTGTTCTTAACCGCATTCATAAAGTTGTCAGGAATCCAAAGTGAGGTGAACAAATCACGAGCTCTCAATTCCTCAGCGCCTGTGTTCTTTTTAATATCCAATAAATCAAAGATATCTTTATGCCAAGGTTCCAAGTAAATTGCTGCGGAACCTGGTCTACGTCCTTGTTGGTTAAAGAAACGAAGTGACTCGTTAACAATCTTCAAATACTTTAACAATCCACCAGCATATCCTCCAGAAGATGTTATACGACTTTCCTTACTACGAATGTTAGACATTGATAGTCCGATACCCGCAGCGTCTGATGAATAGGTTGAGATGTCTCTCATAGTATTTAACAAACCTTCACGAGAATCCGAATCGTTATAATGAAGAACACAAGACGCCAATTGTGGAACCTTTGTTCCAGCATTAATCATAATCGGGGTTGCCGGAGATATTCTTTGGGTGGATAAAGCTTGGTAATATTCCATAGCCTCTTCAAATGTATTGGTCACCCAAAGAGCAACTCTCATGTACATATGTTGTGGTCTTTCAACAACTTTTCCATTTGGTAGTTTTAACAAGTACATTTCGGCGAGTGACCTCCAAGCAAAATAGTCAAAGTTATAATCATTATCGTGATTAATTACATCATCAATTTTACTAGGTCCATAAGATTCGACAATCTCCATTAATTCATTACTTACAATACCATCAACGTGTAAGGTATGCATCGTATTTGAAAAACTTGGGTCAGTTTCTTTGTGGTATGACGAGATTGCAACAGATGACGCTAAACGAGAGTAATCGTGATGACTACCTGTAAACGCCGCAGCAATTTCATAAATTAACTTATCTAAATCTTTGGTAGTGATAACCCCTTCAGTTGGTACTGAAGTGATTACTTTAATAAAGATTTCGTCAGAATTAACATTTAAACCTTTTGAGGCTCGTTTAATTCTTTGATAAATTTTCTGTGGATTAAACGACGCATCGTCCCCACTACGTTTTTTAATTCTTAATGACATCATAGTTTAAAAAGATAGTAAATTAAAAGTCATCAGTAAAGGAGAGAGTCTCATTTAACTTTGCTTTTTGATATTCAACTGTTCTAGATTCAAAGAAATTAC